GAAGATCGTCCTGTAGTAGCGTTTCCTTGGGACGTAGTACCCGGTCGCTTCTGGGGTCGTGGTGTATGTGAAAAAGGCTACAACTCTCAAAAAGCACTTGACACCGAGTTGAGAGCACGTATTGATGCATTGAGCCTAACCATTCATCCAATGATGGCTATTGATGCTACTCGCCTACCACGAGGTGCTAAACCTGAGATTAGACCCGGTAAAATGGTATTAACTAACGGAGATCCTCGTGAAGTACTGCAACCGTTTAACTTTGGACAAGTTAGTCAGATTACCTTTGCACAAGCCGGAGCGCTACAACAGATGGTACAACAGGCTACCGGAGCCGTGGACTCAGCAGGAATTGCGGGTCAGGTTAATGGCGAGGCTACTGCCGCCGGTATTTCTATGTCTCTTGGGGCTATTATTAAACGCCATAAGCGTACTCTGATTAACTTTCAACAGTCATTCCTTATCCCGTTTGTTAAGAAAGCTGCTTATCGTTATATGCAGTTTGACCCTGAAAACTATCCTGTTGCTGACTACAAGTTTAACGCAAGCAGTACTCTTGGTATTATTGCACGAGAATACGAAGTCACACAGCTTGTACAGTTGTTACAGACTATGGATCGACAGTCACCGCTGTATAACACACTGATTCAGTCAATCATTGACAACATGAACTTGTCTAACCGTGAAGAGTTGTTAGCGGCTATGGCGCAAGCTATGCAGCCTAACCCACAAGCACAGCAGATGGCTCAAATGGCACAACAAGCACAGCTTGAGTTCCAGCAGTCTCAGACAGCAGCACTGTCAGCTCAGGCTCAAGAGTCTAACGCTAGGGCGTCTAAGCTTGCTGCTGAAGCTATGGCTGTACCGCAAGAGCTTGAGATTGATAAGATTAATGCTATTACTCGTAACCTGAAAGAAGGTGACGCTGAAGATAAAGAGTTTGAACGACGTATGCGTGTTGCTGAAACTCTCCTTAAAGAAAAAGCAATAGAAGGCAAAAACAATGTTAATAACACAACAAGAGATGCAACGGCTTCTCGACCAAATCAACAACAACTTCAAGAGCCAGTTCGACCGACTGGACCGATTGGAAGTCAAGGTGGAGGAGTTATCTAATGCCAAAGTCGAAAGACCCAAAACTAGCACGAGCAGGAGTAAGCGGGTACAACAAACCAAAAAGGACTCCTAATCATCCTACTAAAAAGTTTGTAGTTGTTGCCAAGGAAGGTGATAAGACTAAAACTATTCGATTTGGTGATGCTAAGATGACCATCAAGAAGGATCAACCAGCACGACGTAAGTCCTTTAGAGCACGTCATAAGTGCGACACTAACCCACCAAGTAAACTTACGGCAAGGTACTGGTCTTGTAAAAAGTGGTAAAACAGCCGTGAGGCTACAACACGTCGAGATGACGTTAGGAGAACACAATGCGAACACTATTAATAACAGCAATACTGCTGTCATTACAGGCATCAGCAGACACTAAAATTCTCATTAAAAAAGCAGATCAACAGTATGTTGTAATACCAGACTGCATAATATCTGAAGACGTAACTCAAGTAGAAATACAAAAACTTCGAGTAGGCGCACCAGTATATATGAAACACAAAGGGCGTCAAGTCCGGTGTAGGATAGAAGGTTTTTACAAACTAAGGAGCTAAAACTATGCCAATGGTAAACGGTAAAAAATACGCATATACAGCAGCAGGAAAAAAGAAAGCTAAAGCCGCTGCAAAAAAAGCAGGCAAGAAGGTTAGTTATGGCAAAAGCAAAAAGTAGTCCTAAACCTAAAAACAAAGCTCTTTATGCTCGCGTTAAAGCAGAAGCTAAACGTAAATACAAAGTTTGGCCTAGTGCTTATGCTTCAGGTTGGTTAACCAAAGAGTATAAAAAACGTGGTGGTACTTATGAGTAAACCTAAAGGTGGGCTTACTAAATGGTTTAAAGAAGAATGGGTTGACGTAAAGACAGGTAAACCTTGTGGACGTAAGTCTGCAAAGAAAGGTAAATCTAAACGTCCTTATCCTTCTTGCAGACCCAAGGCTGTTGCTGCAAAGATGACAAAAGCTGAAAAGGCTTCATCAGCACGACGTAAAACAGGACCAGCTAAAATTAAACACGCAGTCACAGCTTCTGGACGTAGAAGAAAAACTACAAAAAAAGCTTGACAAACGTATAAAAGTATGGTATAATATAACTATATAGTATAACAAGAGATAAATATGACTCCAGAGCTTGAAACTTATTTTAATAATTATAATCAATTATTTAATCACGAAGGCTTCAAACAACTCTTAACAGAAATCTCTAACAATGCAACACAACTGTCTGACATTCAGACTGTTAAAGATTTAGAAGAACTCTTCTACCGTAAAGGTCAGGTTGCTGCGTTTGCTTCTATTATTAACCTACAAGGTACTATAGAAGCTGCCAGAGAACAAGCTGAAGCTGAAGAAGAAGAACCTTTAAATGTATAAAGTATATGATTTTAGATGTGGCAATGGTCACGTCTTTGAAGATTTTGTAGAGTCAGGTATTACAACCAGTAGGTGCGGTTGTGGTGCCAATGCTACGAAGTTAGTGTCTGCCCCGTCTTTTCACTTAGAAGGTGCGTCCGGTGACTTCCCGGGCCAACACATGAAATGGGTGAAGGAGCACGAAAAAGCAGGTAAAAATAAACCATCTCCATAATGATAACTATCACGGAGTTTAATAATGTCAAGAGCAATGATTGTAGATCCACAACCTGAAGAGGAGAATGTGGACGAGATCGAAACCAACGAAGTTAACGAGATTCAACAAGAAGCAGTTGAGCAACCTCAAGAAGAACCAAGCTTACCAGAGAAGTACCAAGGTAAGTCTTTAGAAGAAGTAGTACAGATGCATCAAGAAGCTGAAAAGCTCCTTGGTCGTCAGTCTTCTGAAGTAGGTGAACTTCGTAAAGTCGTGGATGACTACATTGCTAGTCAAACACAATCAGCACCTCAACCACAAAATGTTGAGCCTGAAGACGATATAGACTATTTTACGGACCCTCAAGGCGCTGTCAATCGTGCTATTGAGAACCATCCTAAGATTAGAGAAGCGCAAGAGTATTCACAGCAGTACAAGCAACAAGCTGCTTTGGCTACCCTTGGTAATAAACATCCAGATATGCAAGAGATCCTTGGTGATCCTAAGTTTGCAGAATGGATTAAAGCTTCAAAGATTAGGACTCAGTTGTTTGTACAAGCTGACCAAGAGTACAATGCTGACGCCGCTGACGAACTCTTCTCACTCTGGAAAGAACGGAAGACAGTAACTCAGCAAACTGCTCAAGTTGAAAAACAAGCACGTAAGCAACAACTTAAGGCAGCTAACACTGGCAACGCACGAGGTAGTGGTGAAGGTGGACGTAAGAAAGTATATCGCAGGGCCGACATTATTAAACTAATGAAAACAGACCCTGAGCGTTATCAAAGCTTATCTGAGGAAATATTCCAAGCTTACGCAGAGGGTCGTGTCAAATAATCTAAAGGAGATTAGACATGGCTGGCGAAACTTCCGGTGCATATTTTACAGCTAACGCTGTAGTAGACAAAACCGCTGCGGGTACTTTTATTCCAGAAATCTGGAGTGATGAAGTAATTGCAGCTTATCAAAAAAATCTTAAGATTGCTCCTCTTGTTAAGAAGATTGCAATGTCAGGCAAGAAAGGCGATGTGATTCACATTCCTAAGCCTGTTCGTGGTGCTGCTTCTGCAAAAGGTGAAGCTGCTGCTGTAACTATTCAAGCAAATCTTGAGTCAGAATTGACAATTGCTGTTGATCGTCACTTTGAGTACTCACGACTTATCGAAGACATCGTAGAAGTACAAGCACTTAACAGCCTCCGTCAGTTCTACACTGAAGATGCTGGTTATCAGCTTGCCCTTAAAGTAGACACTGATCTGCACTCAGCAGGTACTGGTTTTGGTGACGGCGGCGCTATTGTATTTTCTGACTCAGTAGCTCCAACTGACTACCAGCACACAGGTTGTTTCTACAATGACACAACTAACGGTGCTACTCAGTACGTTGATGATCAGTCAGACGTTGGTGGTTTCACTGATGCGTTCTTCCGTGACATGATTCAGAAGCTTGACGACAATGACGTTCCGATGGACGGACGTTGCTTGATCGTTCCTCCTTCTGCACGTAACGCTATCATGGGCGAGAACCGTTTTTCATCTACTGACTTCGTTACTGGTCAGCCTGTTAACACTGGCCTTATTGGTAACTTGTACGGTGTAGACGTTTACGTTTCTAGCAACTGTGCTACTATCGAAACTGCGGCTCAAAACGACAATGCTACTTACGATACTCGTGCTGCGCTTTTGATGCACCGTGATGCTATCGTTATGGCTGAGCAGATGGCTGTACGTTCACAAACTCAGTACAAGCAGGAGTACCTCTCAACTCTGTACACTGCTGACACTCTCTACGGTGTTCAGGTATATCGTCCTGAAGCTGGTTTTGTATTGGCCCTTTCTGACGGCTAATAATACTACAGGGGTCAGCAATGGCCCCTTTACTTTTCTGACTCAAGGAGAACATCCATGTCACGTTTAGCAAGAGATACAGGTGCCGCACCTATTCAATGCCTCCGACCCGGAGCATCTCAAACAGTTTCTGTCTCTGGTTCTGCCGCTAGTGCTACAGCGGTATCCCAACGAGTAACTCGTATTTGTGCTACTACAGACGTACACATTAGCGTCTCAGGCACCGCTACTACTAGCGATTATTATATTCCTGCCAACACGGTAGAGTTTATTCACACTTTTACAGGAGACACCATTAGCTTCATTACCGACGGTACATCAGGTACAGCTTACGTTTCGGAGATGATCTAATGTTTTTTGGCTCAATAGTAAACAGGCTAGCTACGTCTGTTAGACGGGCTTTGTCTCAATATGCTGTTGGTGCCAATGAACCTGAGTTGGCACTTAACTTCATAGACAACGAGTACATTACTAATAACTCTACGTCTACCTTTGCTTCCGCAGTCACCCACGCACGAGCTGGCAATGCCACTATGACGGACGGCTATGGGCCTGAGCTTGTTGTTAATGGAGGGTTCGATAGTGATACAGGCTTTACTAAAGGCGATGGTTGGAGCATTAGAGACGGCCACGCGTACTGTGATGGTTCACAATCAGCCGCGTCTAACCTTTCGCAGACAGTAACTATTCCTGCCGCTGGCGCATATATTTTTGAGTTT